GTACGATCGCACCTTCCGGAAGTTGCGCCTTAATGGCGTCCTTCGGTCGGTCAGGAGACTGTTCGATGTCCCCTGTCGCGATTGTGACATTATAGCCAGCGTATCAGCACGTAAGCGTTGGGTGGACTCGGTGTCATCCGGTCCTGCCCAGCTACCCTCTGTGACCTGGTGTCGAGACCCTTGTTGGGTGCTCGCACGTCACGTCAGGGAGCTTACGAAGGGATGGGGGCGGCGGCTTGCCGCGTGTAGGGAGGGTGATAGGGATCCCTATCTCCCTTGTGGGTATGTCCCTGACCAGCAGGGTTGTTATGAGACTGAACGATCGCGGGGCGGAACTCTAGGAACCGCCGTGTCCGAGTACTCCTCGGATGACTCTCTCCTGCGGGTGGGAGTCGCGAAAACGAAGGGAAAGCATCGAGTGGTCACGATGCAGAGTGCGCGCGTCAAGCGTGTACTCACCCCGGTCCATAACGCCCTTTACGATCACATTAGTTCTTTTGGCTGGTGTGTTCGTGGGGACGTAGGAATTCAGGATTTCAGAAAGGTGGTTGGGGATCGCAGGCAGGGTGAGTCACTTATATCGGGTGACTATACTGCCGCGACGGACCGGATTTACCATCCGGCCGTGGATACCATTGTCTCCGTCCTTTCTGAAGATCCGGACTTGACTGAAGGGGAGCGGAATGTTCTTTTGGGTTCATTCCGGAACATACGGTGGGATTCACCGAATGGGCCTCAGCCCATCCGTAGAGGCAGTATGATGGGGAACTTGGTCAGTTTCCCGTTGCTCTGTCTCTTGAACAAGGCCTGTTTTGATATCGCCTGCGATATCTTTCATGGCCCCGGTGAATTTCGCGTTGGTATATTCAACGGGGACGACTGTGCCTTTCCGGGTTCTCGTGATTTTCTCTCTTTTTGGGAGACTGTCACGTCGACCTATGGGCTCGTCGTCAATAGAGAAAAATCTGATTTTTCTCAGGCATGGGTCAGTCTCAACTCACGTCATTATGATGTGAGGTGTGACCGGCTCGTGCCGAAACCCGTTCTCTCCTTCCTTGCTCCGGACCGGTATTCACCCGATGATCTTCTTGGTAGGGTCATCGAAGGTGTCGGCGGCATGTCGGTAGCGACTCAACAATGGGTCGTGAATTCGCTGATGAGGTATGAGATTTCCCTCCGGGGGGTCTCTATCTCGGACATACCGCGGCACTGGGTGAAATGCCTCCTGAAAAAGAAATGGTTCCGTACTGCCCTGCAGAACGGACCTGCACCCATGAAGGAGTGTGGGGAGAAGAGGGACTTTCCGTCCGTCGTAGGTCGACCTCCGGCGAGGGTGGCCTACGATGCTGTTTCCTGGTCTTCGACCAAGATGCAGCACGCCCATATTGAGATGTGGCGCGGAAAGAAGGTCAAACCGTACGAGCGTAGGCTCGTGCGGCTTGGCCGTCGCGCGGAAAGACCCTATGAGCCTACCGTCCATAAGTACCGGATCCGCCTTTCGTGGCGGTTCGTCTGGCCTTCCGAGCTACTCGGTCTGGTCGAGGATTTCCTACCGGAGATCCTTGTCCCAGATTGGGTTTGTCGTGAGTCGCTGGACTGGGATGATCACCCTTTCTTGACTCTTTCGCAGAGTCTCGAATCGTGTGGTCTACGCCGGTGCTTTAAATCCTACACAGCTGTCGCGCCTCCCCGTTCTGTCTTGCCCTCTTCGGCAATTCATTTGGGGAGCGGACTGTGGCCTGTGTGAGACGATGCCTGTAGTAGTGGGGAGGGTTCGTCCTCCGGTGCTCTATGCCTATGGGTAATACCCCGGCTGAGAACTCCTAAGTCCGAACATGGTGACCTGTCACCGGATAAGGAGTGGGAATCGATGGGCGTGCCGAAAGGTGCCCGGCCTCGTGGGGGATTCCGAAAGTGAGAGACCCACCTGTGGGCGACTAACTCTACGGAGAGAATGCTGTGAAAGCGT